TCCACAGGTTGTCCACAGGTTGTCCACAGGGTTGATTTGGGTCAATATGGGGTTTGATTTGGATCAATTGTTTGCCTTTGGGTGGCATTATCTGTGCTTTGTACCCTTTGGTACTCCAAAGGACACCACAGGGCTCCTTTGGTGCCCCTCTATATAGAGAGAGGGCTGAGACACTGATTGGGGATACCATGTTTACGGTATTTTTCACGATGGGCCTTGACAGGTGTCTTTGGGTGCTTTAAAGTTCAGGGCATGGAGAACGACAAAACGTTCACCGCTACCACCACAGCTAGGACACTAGCACCACTACTTAAAGGAGTACACCATGATTGTTCGATCCTCTCACATCATCACTCTTCCCTCTGGCAATCTCGCCCGTGATTTCCGCTGGGAGTCTCTCGGCTTCGGTCGAGTCCGTGTCCAGTACAACTACACGGATCGCCGCCGCAATCATCAGACGGCCCGCCGCTACACGGTGGAATTCCTGAACGGAAAGATTGACTCCATTCAGGCCCGCAGTGCCAATGGTGGCCGTGTTGAATACTTCAAGAGCTCTAGCATCATCAATGAGCTCCTCGAGATGCTCGCCGAGTTCAATGAGGTTGTGCACGGTGTTGCTGAGTCCTACCGCTCCGAACCCGCTAAGGTTGAGGCCCCGGTCGAACAGGACATCGTCTCTGAGGATGACACCGATCTTAAGGACACCGTCGAGCTCTTGAGGGGTGTTGTGGTGATTAACATGGTCATCACCCTTGTAACCCTCGGGATTGTGTGGTACAATCTCTAGTAACGATCCTGAAGGAGGGGCTACGGCCTCTCCTGATGAATCCCCTGTAAATCAACTATGGAGTAACAAAATGAACTTCAATGAATTCCTCACCCACGCAAAAAAAGTCAACGGGATGCCTCTCGACACCCTCGCTAAGGAGGTGGGGTCGCACATGGTGCTGTATCCTGAAACCTGCATGAAGGTCATCGAGAAGGCTCTCGCTCTTGTTGAAAGCCCTGAGGGCATCCGCTGGGACTTCCTCAGTGCCTCCCTCAATGAAGGCATGGCTCTGGATGTGTCCGTAGTCGTCGCCACTTCGCCGTGGTGCCTCAAGCTCCTCGGGGACCTCTCTCAGGCCAAAGATGACGCGGACAAGGGTTTCTGCCTCGCTGTCCTCAACGGTCTTGACATGGATTCCAAATTCAACGAATATTTTGACTTTGAGAAATACTGGCACAGGAATGGTGTTGACACGATCACCACGAGTTACGGGGTGTACATGGTGGACATGAGAGCGCTTACCCGCTGGATCAAAGAGCTTGCCGCCTACTAAACCATAAGGGGCTAGGGGGGGTGCCCATGGTATCCCTCTAGCCCTCCACAACAAGGCTAGTAAACTAGCAAGGAGATAAATCATGACCATCGCTAATAAGTTCATTAAGGAGCTCGGGCTCATCGTGAGAGATGAGCGGGGTGTTTACAACCGCCGTCTCGCCAACGGCTGGATCGCCCGAGTGCGTCACCAGTCCTTGCGAGTCTCATTCCCGCATGGTACGGACTCGTATGACGCAACGGAGCGTCACGAGTTCAAAGATGGTTCCGTGATCATTGTCGGTAACCCTGACCAAATCACTTACTCCCTCAACGTCTATGAGGAGCATTGAAGATGAATGCACAAGTACGCAAGCTGTTGGACGCATGTCCTTCGTACATGGTGGCGGAGTGGGCACTGCCTGCTCTAATCAACGGTGACTACACGGGTATCATTCCCATGGATGCCCCTGAGAGTTGTGGTGAGGTCGCCATGGTCGCCCAGTTTGATGAGGAGGTAGTTCAGGGCCGCTCGATCATCGTCGACGAAGAGGAGGACGGTACAATCAACCCAGTCTTTTGTAAAGACGAGGTTACTGGAACATTCACGGAGTGTGTCCGCATCTGGCTTATGTGATGGGCACATGGACACTTGCTCTGATAAGAGCACTTGCATAAAAGCTCAAAGTGCCCTATAATAACCCCATGTTCAAACCAAAGGATCAAAGGAGTCCTACCATGATCAATATGATTCTTCTTCCAGAGTCCCAGAACACCAAGACAGGAGATATCATCCAGTCCTATTCGTCTCCGTCCTCCTGTCCTGTCTCCTGCCCCTTTAAGGAAAGCGGGTGCTATGCGAAGAATACCCATACCGCTAAGGTGTGGGAGAGGGCAGACGATGAGTCCGACAAGCGATTCATTGGCTGTCAGGATGACTTGGCTGATGCCCTCACGGGTGCCCTGTGGTTGGACAAAGGAGACAGAAACGAAGTGCTTTTCAGGCACAACATTGCGGGTGATATGGCTGTAGTTGGTACGGATAAGTTTGACCTTGCAAGCTATCTTAGTATTGTGTCTGCCATTATGACGGCCAACTATCGGCTGAAGGTCGCAGGCTCCTCTAAGCACATCAAGGCCTTCACGTATACCCATTGTGACTACGACTTCTATGACAGGGGTTCCATGAGACTGATGCAGGACTACATGCTTGTAAACATTTCATGTGAGACTGTCGACGAAGCCATCACCGAAAAGGAATACGGTCTCAATGTAGTCCTCACGAGCATCTATCCTGAGGCGGACATTGCGGCCCTCAAGGCTAAAGGTATCCCCGCAGTTCAGTGCCCCGCACAGACTAAGGGAATCACCTGCAAGGAGTGTCGCCTTTGCTCCCGAGACAGGGAGGCTGTGGTACTCTTTGAAGTCCACGGCCAGAGCAAAGGAAAGGCCCGTAGGGTAATCCAGATCAAGCGAGCCTAACACTAACCATCAGCAATGCCCCTAGGAGCCAAATTAGGGCACCTAGGAGCGTCCAGAGGAGATAACATGTATACTCGCACCACCACCGTCATCGAACGCTCTGACGTAGCCTCTGTTCTTTTCTACCGCTGGAAGGACGGGACGTATATAGTAACATTCGTAGCTAATCATCCTAGCACCGACTGCGAACCGATCTACACTTTTTCGGGTATGTATCAAGGAAGTGAGGAAGTCGTAGGCAGGATCTGCAAGTACACTAAAGGCGGAGCCATGATTCTTGTCGGTGTGGCATCCATGCACGGCAGTGTTATGAATGCAATTCTGTCCATGTGGAATAACCATATTAAGGAGATTGAAAAGAATGCTTAATCTTAAAGAATACCTGATTGTATTCATCGGAATTGCAATCATTCTTGGAATCTTTCCCTTGTTTGTCTTTATTTGCAAACTTATGGGAATCTATTACTAAAAGGGGACAAAATGGAAGAAATTAACAGTGGAAAGCCTGAAACCAGTACCCATTACATGGTAGCTGTCCAGCCTATTGAATTGATGCTCAATGTATTATCTCATGAGGAATTCATTGGATTCCTTAAGGGCAATATGATTAAATATGCGTTCAGAGCAGGACGCAAAGAGGGTGAATCCGCAGAGAAAGACAGAAACAAATATCTGACATATTCCGACTGGCTGTTTACTTTCGAAGAATTCGGTACCATCGAGGTCAACGGTGAGTACATCGAAAAAGGTAAAATCAATGGTTAGAGTAGACACGAGGATTTAATAAAATCCATACTCCTAGGGAGAGGGTGAAAGAGGCTATAGACTCCTAAGGAAATCTAAAGGAAACCACAGGAGTCTATAGTTTAACTATGGGTAATATCCTACATCATCACCTATATAACCCTATATAAAAGAATATAACAGAGTATAAAAGATCTATAGATATAACTAAAGGTAACCCCTATGTCTTATGATAAATTGAATAGTTTTAGAATTGATGGTGAAAATGAATACGACGATCTTTGTCTTAAATACGGCAAAGCCCGTGTAGACAGGGAAATTGAATTAGAACTTGAAAGCAAGGAAAATGCCTTCAATGCTTTCATGTCTAAGCGTAATAAGGCCATTGAAAGCGGTGCTCTTGGCAATATGGGTGCCTCTAGAGTCCTTATCAGTGAAGCCATCCCTGTCATGACTAAGGCCCTTGATAAATGGTTCAAGGATGTTGATACTGGAAAGCCCGGTAAGCGTCATGTGATGGCATCCCTCATTCGGTCCTTGTCGTCCGAAGAAATCGCATTCATATCCATTAGAACCATCATTGAAAATTCCCTTGGAATCGTGTCTTTAACCAAATTGTCCTCTGCAATTGGCGAAGCTATTGAGGATGAACTTCGATTCAAGATGGTAGTGAGCACCATGGATAAGAAAGAGCTTAGCAGGTTCAATGCAGGGCTTGATAAGCGTATTTCCATGCAGTTCAAAAAGCGCTATGTCGAAAACAAAGAAAAGCTCCTAGCAGACGAAAAGAGACTCAAGAGATGGAACAAGTGGGGTAATGCTAACAGGGTTCAAGTAGGTCTTAAGTTGGTAGACATTTTCATCGTGTCTACTGGCTTAGGTGCCCTTGAGAAAACTATGAGTGACAACAAAAACGTACATTACATTTTCTGTCTTGACCCTGACGTGTTGACGTATTTGGAACACGAGGACAAGGAAACGGCTAGTCTCATGTTCCAAAATCGGCCCATGGTGATCCCTCCTAAGTCGTGGACTACCCCTTTTGATGGTGGTTACCTGATCAACCTTAAGAAACCCATACAGCTTGTTAGAATGCCCTCTAAGGAGTGTGCACAGCTCTACGATGAGGTTGACATGCCTAACGTGTATAAGGCCGTCAATGCCATCCAGTCTACGGCTTGGAGGATCAATCGTAGAGTGCTCGACGTGGCCAATGAGGTGTGCTCATGGGCTCACATTCCTGAGGGCCTTGAGATGCCCTCTGCGATCCCTGCTGAGCCTCCTATGAGGCCTGCAGAGGCAGACACTAGCGAGGAGGTCCAGCGTGATTGGCGAAGTGCTATGGTGCACTACTATCAAGACGACAATAAGCGTAAGAGCAAGCGTTATCTTGTCAATGGTGTCCTAGCACTGGCAAACACCTACAAGGACGACATGGAAATTTATTTCCCCCACAATCTTGATTTCCGTGGTCGTGTCTATCCCTTGACCCAGTTGAGCCCTCAAGGCAACGACTTTACTAAGTCGCTACTCGAGTTTGCCGAGGGGGTGCCTCTTGGTGAGAATGGGCATACTTGGCTGGCCTTTCAGGGTGCTAACTGCTACGGCCTTGACAAGAAACCCTTTGAAGAGCGTATTGCTTGGGTCTATGAAAACACTGACATGATTCTGTCTATTGCCAAGGATCCCTTGCAGGATCTCCGATGGGCTGAGACGGATTCCCCGTGGGAATTCCTTGCGTTCTGCTTTGAATGGTCGGACTATCTGGATAAGGGTGACTCTTACGTGTCTCACCTCCCGATTGCCTTTGATGGCTCCTGCTCTGGCTTACAGCATTTTTCTGCGATGCTAAGGGATGAAGTCGGTGGGGAAGCTGTCAACCTCATGCCTGACGATCATGTTCATGACATCTATGGCATTGTCGCTATCAAGGTCACCGAACTCCTTAAAAAGGACTATGACAATGGTACCGACGACACCATGGCTAAAACTGAAGACGGTGACGATTACCTGAAGAAGGGCACCCGCAGTATGGCCACGGAATGGCTCAAGCACGGAGTTACCCGTAAGGTGACTAAGCGTAGCACCATGACGCTTTGCTATGGCTCTAGTAAATTTGGCTTTGCCGAACAGGTTTTGGAAGACACTATTTACCCCGCTCTTTCAAAGAATCCCACGGCCTTCAGTCGCCCTAGCCAGTCCGCTAGGTATATGGCTGGATTGATCTGGGAAGCCCTGCAAGGGGTCGTAGTGAAAGCTGTGGAGGCTATGGGTTGGCTACAGGTTGCAAGTGGCCTCCTCGCTCAGGACAAGGACATTAACGGTCAAAGTCTGCCTACCTATTGGATTACCCCTGCAGGATTCCCTGTAAAACAGAAGTACAACAAAGTTGTGCTCAAGCAACTCAGGACGTTTACTACTGGAACCATTCGAGTCAAGGAGCCGTTCAAGGAAGACAGCCAGATTGAGGAAGGTGCCTCTATCAACCCCGTGGTGTACGAGAGTACCCCCGAGATTGACACCAGAAAGCAGAAGCAGGGTATTGCACCCAACTACGTCCATAGCATGGATGCGTCCCATTTGATGCTTACGGTGTGCTCTTGTGTCGACAAGGGGGTTAAGTCCTTTGCGATGATTCATGACTCCTATGGGGCACCTGCAGGACATGGTGACATCATGTTCACGACCGTTAGGGAAGTGTTTGTAGATACCTACAGCAAGAATGATGTACTGCAGGATCTTCATGACCACATTGAAAACCTTTTGTCTCCTAAGATGGTCGACAAGCTCCCTGAGATTCCCTCTAAGGGAAACCTTGATCTTGAGCGAGTCAAGGAGTCCATGTACGCCTTTAGCTAACCCCAACTAATAAAATCCATACTCCTAGGGAGAGTAACAAAGCCTCCCTAGGTTAAACTAATAAAATCCATACTCCTAGGGAGAGTAACCAAGCCTCCCTAGGTTAAACAAACAAGGAAGTAATTAATGTCTAGCAACAACAATCGTTTCACGACCCCCAAGGGTCTCGCACAGTATCCCTCTATTAAGACTCCTGACACGAAGTTCAATCCCGAGGGTGACTACAAGGTTAATCTTGTCATGGAAGATGACGAGAAGACTAACGCTCTCGTGTCTAAGCTCGAAGCAATCCTTGAGGACTTCTATGAGAATGACGACGATGTCCTGTATGCGATCTCGAAGGGTCGCAAGGTGGTGACTCAGGACATCTATGAAAAGGATGAAGAAGGCCGCATTGTGATGAAGTTCAAGCAGAAGGCGGTCATCACGAAGAAGGACGGTTCCAAGATTCCCGTCAAGATCCGACAGTTTGACTCTAAGGGGAAGCCCATTGATGTCAACATCGGTCGAGACAGTGTCATCAAGGTGTCCTTCACTGCCAACCCGTACTACATGCCTTCTACGCGTACCTGTGGGCTTTCCCTGCGACTCCTTGCAGTTCAGGTTATCTCTCTGAATGAGTTCGGTGATGCCTCTGCGTCCTCTTATGGCTTTGAAGAAGAAGAGGGTTATAACGGTGAGGAGCCTGAGGATTCCTCTAAGAGCTTTGAAGATATTGATAACGATGTCCCCGGAGATTTCTAAATGATTAAGTTTACTTTCGGTCATAAGATTCGTGAAGGGCTCGGCCTCCTCCTTACTGAGGAAGGTCTTGAAAAGGCTCTTGAGTCCGCAATTGAGACTTACAACTGGCACATTGAAAAGTATGGTAAGGCACCAATTGACTTTTATTGCTCCTTTGCTGGGAACGATAAGAAGGACTTCAAGAACACCACCGCTTTCTATGACGCTAAATTCATCTACGGTGTGATGCCCTACTCGTTCACGTTCTATGTCAAGGATAAGGATCTTATCTTTGAAGACGAAGAAGGTGTCGAGTACGATAAGCCTTACAGCATTGATGAATTCCTTAGCAAGGATCTTAGTGGTGTTGAGGGTGCCTGTGTCCTTGTCATGTTTGATCCTGTTGATGAATCTGCAGAGTGCTTCTGCCGTCCCGACCTTATGATTGGACAAATCCTGCCCGATTGGAGCAATAGGGACAATAAATACTTCATTCGAGTTTTCGGCTCTTATGAGTATGACATTTATGAAGATGAGGTTCATGAAGGCTGTAGGATTATGCTCCCTTCTCGTAGCAACCTGCTTAAGGAGCATGAAGAGGAATAAATGACTACCCGTAGTGCGGCCTATAGCAAAAAGAGGATGCACAACAGGGGAACTTACCGAAGTGGCCTTGAGGAGAAAGTCTCAGACTCCCTCAGGGCCTTCGGCATTGAGCCTCATTATGAGGAGAAGTATCTGGAGTATATTGTGCCCGAAAGTAAGCACAAATATACTCCTGACTTCGTCTTGCCTAATGGGATTCTCATAGAAACTAAAGGTGTATGGGATTCTGAAGATAGGAAGAAACATATTTTAATTAAGGCTCAACACCCCGAGTTGGACATTCGCTTTGTCTTTAGTAGATCCAAAACCCCTATTTACAAAGGAAGCAAAACAACTTATGCGTCCTTTTGTGAAAAGAATGGGGTCAAATATTCCGACAAAACAATCCCCCTTGAATGGATTAAAGAGGATCCCAAGGTAATCCCTGATGGGATTCTTATTAATAAAGGTTAATTAAAATATGGTTTCTTTCAAGGCTCCGACGATTGAGGAGCATAAATCTTTTGTCTCTTATAAGAATAGAGAGACTACTAAATATATTGTCGTTCACTGCTCTGCCACTCAGAATGTGCCCTCTTTTACGTGGAAAACCATTGATCAGATGCACAGACAGCAGGGGTGGTTGGGTATTGGTTACCACTTTGTAATTCGTACTGACGGCACCATCCAGAGAGGTAGGCCCCTAGAGGCCATCGGTTCCCATGTAAAGGGTTACAACAACTGCTCCGTTGGTATCTGCCTCATTGGTGGTGTGGATTCTAAGGGCAAGTCCGTAGACAACTTTACAGAGGAGCAGAAGGAGTCTCTTAAGTGTCTGCTGGACTATCTCAGAGGTTACTATAAAGATGAAGTCATTGTACTTGGCCACAGAGATTTTGCAGGCGTCAACAAAGACTGTCCTTGTTTTGATGTTAAGGGATGGTATAAGGGCGCTAAGTTTGCTCGGTATGAAGATACTGAGGCGTTCTGGAGTAAGGTAGTCTTCTCTAAGGGTGTCTTTAAGGACTTTAATGGAGACCCTGAAGAAGGGGATGTTGTCCGCATTGAATAAAATCAATACTCCTAGGGAGAGAGTATGCAGTACGTGAAATCTCTTATGGTTATCCTTGCGTTCCTTATTGGACTGGCTATAGGAGAATCTATTGAGGAAAAAAGAAATCAAGAGATTCTCCTAGAGGAGCAACGGACTCACTTAACGGAACTAAAGACCCTACAGGAAAGAAAGGATGCAACGATTAACTTACTTCTTAAAGACATGGCTACCGCTGATGCTGTGCAATCTGCTATTGATAAGCGGGTTAACCGCCTGCAGTACAACATCAATGCAGGAAACAAAGCCATCATGCAACATACCGATAGAGCTTATGCAGAGTCAATCATCCAGTGTAGAAACCTACTGTCAGAAGGTGCAGAACTACACGGGGAAGGTGTTAAGATACTCAGAGACACCAATAGACGACTTGAAGCAATAATCGACTTACACAAGTGAGGACACTATGGAAGAAAACTACATCGTACTTAATAAGTGTGATATTGAAGATCTTATTGGTAATTCAGGATGTGCAGTGGTGGGTGACAAGCAATACTATAGGGATGAGATTAAAATTCTCAGCTTTACCCGCGAATACGCTTGTGTATTCTTTGATGCAACTGCAGATGAGCCCATCTACTACATCGTTTACTACACGTATGACGAGTACAATGATGAGATTATCATCAGAGCGCCTGTGATGGATTCGAATCCTAAGATTGGCTTTACTTACTACAAGATCCGTAAGGCTAACTCTCGTCAGATTACGGAATACTATTAACTTACACGGCGTGCCCCCGAAATAGTCTTCTAAACTATCGGCATAAAACATCGGGAAGGAGCCAAGGGGTTCGATTCCTCCACGCCGTACCAAATACGCTGTTTGATTGTACTCCTCTCACTATAAGAGAAGTGAGGAAGTCCTACGGCTCTTAAGAGTGTCAGGTCGCTACTGACTAGGATGTCTACCGAAATAGATCCTATGGGGCAACGGTTACCCCACAGGCCCTGGTGGCGGAATGGTAGACGCACGGCGCTTAGAATGCTGGGCCGAAAGGCGTGGGAGTTCGAGTCTCCCCTAGGGCACCACACTAATATTTTAAAAGAGAGGCTATTATGCAGACTCAGAAGGAACTTGATCGAATGGAATCTGATTGGGAAGCTCGTTGGGAAGACGAGTATCAGGAATATCTTGAGTCCCTTGATGATGAAGACGATGAGGATGAAGATGACGACTATGATGAGGAAGATAATGACTACTAAAGTTGGGGAAAGTGAAGCCCTTTGCATCTGCCATCAGGATAATCTCTACACGTTCGTTCTTAGGTATCCTAGGATGATCCATAGTGAATTCATGACGCACAGAATGTTCTCACGGAATGCTAGTAGCTCTCGTGCTATCCCTGTGAATAAGGTTATTGAACAGGTTGATAGCAAGCCTGTAGTCCCGACTAAGGTCTACATGAATAAAGCGGGTATGGTAGGGGATGTAGAGGCTCCTATTGATGTAGCTACAGACTTCTATAATCTTTGGCTTGACGCGGCCCGTAACGCCGTGGAAACGGCCAAGTGTATGGAAAAGCTCGGTATCCATAAGCAACACATTAACCGAATCCTTGAGCCCTTCCAGTACATTAACGTGATTGTGACTGCTACTGATTGGGACAACTTCCTTAATCTTAGGCTTGCCAGTGATGCACAGCCTGAGATGCAGGATCTTGCAAGGGCTATTAAGGGTGAGATGGACAAGGTAGGCAATAAGATCATTAGTGTCTACCGTATTTGTGGGAAGTACGTTAGTCTTCCCTTTATCACCCAAGAGGAAGTAGACAGTCATTGTATGAACTCGTTTAGTTCCTCTGAAGTCCTCATTGAGGATCTCATGCTGATCTCCTCTGCACGCTGTGCTAGAGTGTCTTATAACAACCATGACGGCTCTTGTCCTGACGAACACAAGGACAAGAAGCTGGCACGAAGGCTTCTCGATGCAGGCCATATGTCACCCATGGAGCACCCCTGTATTTGGGCAGGAGACATGCGGTACCATAAAAACCTGTACGGTTGGAAGAGTCTTCGTTGTAAACTCGGTCGATAAAAGATGAATAAAGAGAGTACATTCCTTTATCATGAACCTTGTCCTAAGTGTGGCTCCTCTGACGCCTGTGGCGTCTTTAGTGATGGCCATAGGTTTTGTTATTCTTGTAATACTTATTTTAGACCTGATGGGTCTGTGAAGAGTGAGGGGGTTAGAGTGTCTAAGGATTGTATTCCTCTCGGAGAACTTGAAGAGGTTTCCCTTACTAAGCGTTGTATTAGTAAAGATACTTGTTCTAAATTCAAGTATTTTTCTACCGTTTACAAAGGGAAGCCTTGCCAAGTAGCGTGCTACTACGACGATTCGGGGAACCTTGTGGGGCAGAAGCTCAGGTTCCCCGATAAGTCCTTTGCTGTCCTTGGGAGTATCTCTAATAGGCTTTATGGTTCCCAATTGTGGGCTAGTGGTAAGAAGATCGTCATCACTGAAGGTGAGATTGATTGTCTTACTGTGAGCCAACTTCAGGGTAATAAGTGGCCTGTTGTGAGTATCCCTAATGGGGCACAAGGGGCAAAGAAGGCTATTGAGGCCAACCTTGAGTATTTAGGGAATTTCGAAGAAGTCATCCTGATGTTTGACATGGATGATCCGGGTAGAAAAGCTAGTGAAGAGTGTGCAAAGATACTGCCTGCAGGTAAGGCATATATTGCTAATCTTCCTTGTAAGGATCCTAATGAATGCCTTAGTGAAGGCAAGGGTCCTGAGGTTCTTCAAGCTGTATGGAATGCCAAGCCGTACAGACCCGACGGAATTGTTTCAGGTACAGACTTGTATGAGAAGTGCGTAACTGACATTGATGACCTCAAGGACTCTGTTGAGTACCCTTGGGTTGCACTTCAGAACAAAACTAAAGGAGCTAGACATGGTGAACTGTATGTCTTCACAAGTGGAAGTGGTATGGGCAAGTCCACAATTCTCAGAGAACTCGAATACTACTTTGGCGTTCACAGGGGAGAACTATGCGGAATTGTTGCTCTTGAAGAATCTACTCGCAAAACTGGGATGGAACTCATGTCGATTCATCTTAGCAAGCGACTCATACTCAATCCTGAATGTGCAGATGAAGACGAGCGAAGCCGAGCTTTTTCGGAGACTATTGGGAACGGAAACTTCTTCCTGTACGACCACTTTGGGTCTCTTGATTCAGGCAATCTCCTTAGTAAACTTAGGTATATGATTGTGTCCCTAGGATGCAAGCGTATCTTCCTTGACCATATCTCCATTGTGGTCTCTGGTATGGATGCCGATGAGGATGGCGGTGAGCGTAAAGCTATTGACAAGCTCATGACAAACCTTCGTTCCCTTGTGGAAGAGACTGGGGCTACCATGTTCGTAGTGTCTCACCTTAAGCGTCCTGAGAAGAAGGGACACGAAGAGGGGGCACAGGTATCCCTTAGTCAACTTAGAGGGTCTGGAGCTATTGCACAGCTCTCTGACATGGTGATTGGCCTTGAGAGAAATCAACAGGGTGATAATCCTAATGTGTTGACTCTCAGAGTCCTCAAGAATCGCTTTTGCGGGGACACTGGTATCAGTGGATACCTTGAGTATGACCCTGAAACAGGTAGACTCAAGGATTGCCCACAGGGGTCTGAAGATTGCTCCTTTGAATCGGAGTTTTGATAATGAGTTTTAAAGAGTTTATTTCCCCGCTTACTTTCTGGTATTACGACAAGGACATGTCTCTTGCGGATCGTGTCCTCTCATGCTTTTGGACACTCCTGTTGCTTCCTATTGCCCCTGTGCTTCTAGCCGCTGAGTATGAGCATTCTGCTGAGTACAGAGACCTAAGTTTTCTGGTATTCAAGATCTACGTGATTGCCATGTGGGTGATCTCTATTACAGTAGCTTTCCTTTTGGTGTTCCTATAGGATCTTTTAGTAATAAGAAATAAGCAAAGCTATTTAAGGAATAGAAAATGCTGACAATTAAAGACAAATATATTGTATTCGATATTGAAACTGATGGGTTGCTTGATACGACCAAGAGGTTTTGGTGTGGTTGGTTGTACGACTCCTATACTGATTTGTACACTGGCTACACTGATCTTGATGAGTTCTTTGGTGCCCTGAATAAGTATGGTACTAGTGGGTACAACATCGTCGGTCACAATATCTGCAAATTCGACATCCCTGCTCTTAAGAAGCTCAAGGGTGAGAGGTTTGAGTTTGATGTTCGAGATGTCTGTATTGACACTCTTGTTCTTGCTCGCCTGATCTACTCGAACATCAAGGACACTGACGTTGGACTTATGCGTTCTGGAAAGCTCCCTAAGGCTCTCTATGGTTCCCACAGCTTGAAGGCTTATGGTTATCGTATGGGTGAACTGAAGGGCACCTATGGCGAACATGAGGACGCATGGGACAAGTTTACTCATGAGATGTATGAGTACAACAAGCAGGACGTTGTGGTTACCCTTAAGCTCTTCAATAAGCTGATGGCTAAGGGTTATCCTTTGAAGGCTATTCAGCTTGAGCATGACATTGCTTGGGTTATGGCTAAGCAAGAACGCAATGGGTTTGTCTTTGATAAAGATCAAGCAGTCAAACTCTATTCCGAATTGTCAGGTAAGCGACAGGTTCTTTATGAGAACCTTGTTTCAAAAGGTGGATCTTGGACTGTCTATAAGGGAGACAAGATCTACAAGCGAGATAACGCTAAGCGTGGCATTAAGGCAGGTGTCCCTTACCCTCAGTATGAAGAGGTGACCTTTAACCCCAATAGTCGCCAACACATTGCTAAGGTTCTCATGGATCGAGGCTGGGAGCCTACCGAAATGACTCCTACGGGTGCCCCTAAGGTTGACGAAGAGACTCTGAAGACTGCTAAGGGTATTGACATTACTGAGGACATCTTGGAGTATTTGCTTATTAACAAGCGTATTGCACAGCTTGCTGAAGGTGACAATGCGTGGCTAAAGTTGATGAAGGAGGATCCTGATGGTTACACTCGCATTCACGGTTCTGTTAATCCTAATGGGGCTGTCACTGGTCGTGCAACTCATGCTTATCCTAATGTTGCACAGGTACCTGCAGGTAGATCTCCCTATGGGGAGGAATGTAGGTCTCTTTTTAGAGTCCCTACTGGATGGTATGAGGCGGGCATCGACGCTTCAGGTCTTGAGCTTAGGTGCTTTGCTCATTTTCTCTACCCTTATGACCATGGGGAATACGTAAATGAGATCTTGAATGGTGACATTCATACTCATAATCAGAAGATGGCAGGGTTGCCTACAAGAGATCAAGCGAAGACTATGATCTACTGTCTTATTTACGGAGGCGGCAACGGAAAGCTCGGAGAAGTCATCAACGGTACTGAAAAGGATGGTAAGGCTCTTAAGGAGCGATTCTGTAATGCAGTGACTGCCTATAAGGACCTCTGTTCAGACGTTGAAAGGACTCTCATCACATCCTCTGAATGGGTCGGAGGTGTCAATAAGGTAACTTGGAGGAAACGTGCTCACCCTGATAACAGTAATCTTAGTATTACTCACAGTATTCTTGGGCTTGATCGTCGCGTTGTTTATGTGCGAAGCCCTCACTCGGCTCTGAATACCCTGTTGCAATCTGCAGGTGCCCTTATCTGCAAGAAATGGGTATGCCTTGTTGAGGAGAACATGCGTAAAGCTGGGTACAAGCACGGTTGGGACGGTGATTTTGCCATGATGGCATGGGTGCACGATGAGACACAAATTGCCTGTCGCACAAAGGAAATCGCAGAGGACTGCGTAAGGATTGCACAGGAATCCATGAGGCAGACTCAGAAGTTCTTTAATTTTAACTGTCAGTTGGACACCGAAGGTAAGATTGGCACCAACTGGTTCGATTGTCACTAAGGAGTGGTTATGATTCGTAGACCTATGACCGTAGAAGAGATTGAAAAGGTTCTTAAAAAGCATGAACCTAAGGAGGTAATGGCTTTGTGTAAGAACCCCAAAAAGAGTGTTGTTGACATTAAGTGGCTCTATAAGACGGATCCTGTTTTTGGGTTCGCAGGTGGTGCCGAAGTTCGATTGAACGGTAAACTGCTGTTTAAGCACATTCCAAATCCTTGTAAACTCTATGAAGACTGGACTGACAAAGAAATCTTTTATGAGATTCTTGAACGTCTTGGTTATGAAGTTGATTGGGAAGAAGAGAGTGTTTACTATGAGGGACCTCAGAAAGAAAATGAATAAGTATCTTAACTTTCTTAAGTATATTGACCAGAACAATCCGAAATTTCAGGCGGACTTCTGTCGTGAGAATGCAAAGCTGATTGCCGAGGCGGCCTCTAGGGGCCACATTACTTGCCTTAATTACTATAGTGAGGCCACTAATTATTGGAAGCTCACTTGTAAGGCATACGCTATTCTTAAGGCTTGTGAATAATGAGATATGCTTTTGTAGACGGTGATATTATAGCCTTTAAGGCATCCTCTGCTGTCCAGAAGGATATCGACTGGGGTGATGGTCTTTGGACTTGTCATGCCGAAGTAGATGACGCATGGGATTACTTTACCGACATGCTTATTGCTATTGATGAAAAACTGGCTAAGCATTTTATTGGTGAAGAGATTACCTATGTATTCTGTTTCTCCGATGAGGATAACTTTAGGAAAGCCTACAATCCTGACTATAAGTCCAATAGGCGATCTAATCGTAAACCTTGTTGCTACAAGGGTCTTGTAGACAAGATTAAAGAAACCTACACTTCTTATACAGTCAAGTATCTTGAAGCTGATGATGTTGTGGGTATCTACTGCACTAGCCCTGTCTATAAAGATATTTGTGTCGCAGTGTCTATGGACAAGGATTTCAAGACAATCCCCGGTTACTTCTATGATTTCGGTAATGATGTCTTGCATAACATCACTGAGAAGGAATCAAAGAAATGGCTGTGCTATCAGACACTAGTAGGGGACGTTACAGACGGCTATAAGGGATGTCCCACTTATGGCCCTGTGAAAGCCAATAAGCTCCTTAATGGGCACCCTGATTCTGAATGGTGGCCTGAGGTCTTGAAAGCATTCAAGTCTCAGGGTCTTACTGAAGAGGATGCCATTAGAGAAGCAACTATGGCTAGAATCTTGCACTATGAAGATTACCCTTTAGGTGAATCTGAGGGCTTGCCCAAGAAGTACAATCCTTTTTAATCAATACTAATACCCCTAGGGCTATTTTTAATTAAATCAATAGTCCTAGGTAGGAGGAAGACATGAACAAAGAAGTAGAAGAAAACAACGTTGTTGAGGAAGAAGAGTTCCCTTATGTTCCTAAGGATCTCATTGAGAAACTTGAGGACGTCTTTGACATTCGAAAGATGATTTGGTATGAAAAGAGTAATGAGACTCTTCTAGGTATTCAACAGGTTGTTACCTACCTTAGACATAAACACGATAAACAGAATGGAGATAATTAATGGGTGGACTCTTTAGTAAACCTAAGGTTCCCGATGTTAAGGTTCAGGCTCCTGCCATTGAGCAACCTGTGCTCGAACCTGAGGCTCCTGAAATGGGTGCTGAAGAAACTGCGGAACACAAGAAGAACAAGGGCAAGAAGGCCCTGAGGATTGATTATGTGGGTTCTGGCAGAGGGACTAACATCCCTAAGTAACGTGTCTAGGATTGGTGTCTTGCAACCTAATGATGGAGACATCCTAGAACAGATCATCGACAAGGGTGCGAAGATCATCAAAGATGACCCTGACTCCCTCCCTTTCATTAAGAAATATTCTGACGTAAAGGTAGTTCGTAAGTTTCTTAAGGGTGTCATTAGTGGTGAATTTGAAGACTTCATCGTCCTTGTTTTCTATAACAAAGAAAATGCTCTCTCGGGTGCATCCCTAGTGTCTAGGGGGAGACCTTGGTATGCACCTGAGGGAGTAACTTTTCTAAATGAAGAGTGTTCTGTAGCTTTCCAAAAGGGTTTGGGTTTGTCTAGAGCAATGGCTTATGCTCTTGAAAAGAGAGCAGGTAATAACGTAAGACTACTAGCCTTCTCTAATGCCAATACGCTCAACAACAAGATGTTGGAAAATACCTATGAGAAACACTTGGGTTACTCTTCATACAAAACTTTTTACAAGGAAATTTAATGGGATTTTTGAGTAAGATCACTAAGCCTTTCAAGAAGGTTGTCCACAAGATTACTGGTAGAGGCAATAGCGGTCAGAGTGCCCCTGAGGCTCCTACGCCTGCTCCTGAGCTTGAGCTTACGAACCCTGAGGGTGAAGCTGAGAAGAAGGAAGAAACTGAGAAGGTTCAGCTTCGTAAGGGCAAGAAGGGACTTAGAATCAAGAAGGCGGGGAATGCTGAGGTGTCTGCAGGTGCAGGCCGTAACCTTGTCTAAGATGGAGGGTTATGATGGTTGGTAATCAATCATTGAATGATGGATGGGACGGTTGGAATGGCAACTAGTGAACATACCGCAGGTAATATCCCTCTTGAAGGAGCTAAGACGACCTATGACAAACTCACGACAGACAGAGACCCATACACACAGAGAGCAGAGAAGTGTGCGACCTATACGATCCCTATGCTCTTTCCTAAGGAGTCTGATGATGGTGGTACTAACTATTCCACTCCTTACAATTCTGTGGGTGCTAGGGGTCTTAACAATCTTGCCTCTAAACTTCTTCTTTCTCTGTTGCCTCCTAATCAACCTTTCTTTAGACTGGGGTTGGACTCGGAGTCTACGGTAGCTCTTAATGAGTCTGCTGATGACCAGCTGAAGGACAATATCGAATATGGTTTGTCCATGATGGAACAACAGATGATTAAGTATATGGAGTCTCAGTCTCTTAGACCGACTCTGTTTGAAGCTATTAAGCAACTTATCATTGCAGGCAATGCACTTCTGTTCCTGCCTCCTGCTGAAGGTGGTATGAGGTGCTACACTCTTCGTGAGTACACTGTTCAGAGAGACACTATTGGCAATGTCCTTCAGATTGTTGCTAAGGACACTGTTTCCCGTGGTAGTCTTCCTGATTCCATGCAGTCTGTTCTCCCAGATTCTGGTGAACCGACTATCAACGAAAAGGTCGACATCTATACTCACATTTACCGAGTAGCTAGTGGCGACACCTATCAGTGGGAATCCTATCAGGAGATTGAGGGTGAGCCTGTCGCAGGTAGTGAGCAGACTTATCCTGCAAACAAGAGTCCTTGGATTCCTCTTAGATTCAACAAGAAGGACGGTGAACACTACGGTAGATCCTTTGTTGAGGATTACCTAGGCGACCTTGTCTCTCTTGAGAACCTTTCTAAGAGCATTGTGGATATCTCTATGATTGCCTCTAAGGTTCTCTACCTCGTGTCTCCTGCTTGTCAGACCAACATCAGGGCTTTGGCTAAGGCGGGGAACGGTGCTTTTGTTAGGGGTCGTATGGAGGACGTTGTTCCCATGCAACTTAATAAGAGCATGGATATGCAGACGGTACTCACTACTGCTCAACAGATTGAGTCTCGTTTGTCTTATGCGTTCCTCTTGAACTCTGCAGTCCAGAGTGGTGCTATGGGTAGAGACAGAGTTACCGCAGAAGAGATTAGGTACGTTGCGGGTGAGCTCGAGGATACCCTAGGTGGTGTCTATTCTCTCCTGTCTCAGGAGCTACAGCTTCCTCTTGTTGCCTGTATCTACAATCAGATGCAATCTCAGGGTTTGCTCCCTGTGGTTGACGAGAGTATTGCAGAGATTGAACCCTCCATCATCACGGGTATTGATGCCCTTGGTAGAGGACAGGATCTTAACAATCTAGCTCAGGCTTTGCAGTTGATGCAACAGTTCCCTGAGTTTCTACAGGCTCTTAACGTCGGCAATCTTGCTACTAGGATCTTTGCGGCGGCTCATATTGACGCTACGGGTCTGGTTAAGACTCCTGAAGAACTTCAGGCAGAACAACAGGCCGCTATGGAACAATACGCCCAGCAACAGGGTATTGACGCAGGTGCACAGGTGGCTGTCAATGAAGCACAGCTAGAACACTAGCACAGCTAGGACACTAGCACAGCAGGCACCTGAATAACTAAAGGATAACTAATGACTGACTTTAATGAACCCCAGTCTCTCACTGAGGAGGCTGAAGCACAGGGTATCGAGATCATGGAGTCTTCTACGACTCAGATTGAGGTTGACCCTGATATTGGAGACCCCCTTCTTCAGAACGAAAAGTCGGGGGAAGAACATAATGAAGAACAAGCTAATGGAACTGAAGGTCACGCTGATGATGTGGCTGTTCATGATCGAAATGAAGATCAAGAGAATCTTCAGGAAGAAGTAGACAAGCACGAAAAGGCTATTGATGCCGTGAAGACCTCCCTTAAGGAAAAGGGTGTTGACTTCAATAAGGCTGTCCGAGAATATCAGGAGTATGGTAAGCTCTCTGATGAAACCGTTGCTGAACTTGAGAAGGCAGGTTATCCTTCTGAGGTTATCGAGGGTTTCATTGAGAGTCGAAAGGCTCTTGAATCTCGCTTCACTGAAGCTGTTTATGATTCCGTAGGGGGTACTAAGGAGTACAATCGTATTGTCGATTGGGCATCCAAGAATCTCCCTCAGAAGACGATTGACTCCTTTAACAGGGCAATCGACAACAATAATCTTGAAGCTGTCTCCCTCATGCTTGAAGGCATGAAGTCTAAGATGACTTCCAAGATGGGTACCGCTAATAAGTCTATTCATGGTGGTACGGCCACTCCTGTGAATCGTCCTAAGGGGTTTGCAAACAAATCTGAAGTGATCGAGGCTATGAGCGATAAGCGCTATGGCAGGGATCCTGAATACACCCGACAGGTCGAACAGAGAATGTGGGCCACTAGCGTTTAATTTTATTCAATAACAACAATCTTATAATTTTTCAAAAGGAAAATAATTAAAAATGGCTGCTCTTGCTGCTACTGGTATTTCTAATCCTGGTCAGGCTCTCTCTGCGGGCGATCGTGAAGCACTCTTTATGAAGGTCTTCACGGGTGAAGTTCTGACTGCTTTCTCCCGCACCTCCGTTATGATGTCTCGTCATCAGGTTCGAACGATCTCGCACGGTTAAGTCTTGCTGTGCCTAAAGTTCTTTAACTTCTGGAAAGCTAAGGGGTAACTCCTACGCCAATCAGAAGCCAAGCCCTATCGAAAGAAGGGAAGGTTCAACGACTAGTTTTATAACGTAGGGTACCAAGTGGTACTCGAAATGGGAACAACAATTGCGTAAAAATATTAAAGAAGCTCTCGAAAGAGGCTGGAAGATTTGTGCTACTTGTGGACAGAAGAAACCTGTGGAGGATTTCTACATGCGCAAGGATAAGCAAAAGAATGGTGAAGAATACATCAGTATTCGAAACTCGTGTAAAGAATGTGTGAAAGCAAAGGTTCGTCTTAATGCTACTGGATGGTCTCCTGAAGACTACGAAAGGGCTTGGATCTTGCAAGGTGGTAAATGTGCTATTTGTGGGTGTGAGCTTGGCAGTTCACGCTATACAAAACCTGCGGCAGACCACGACCACAAAACAGGTAAACTACGAGGCATTCTTTGTTCACAGTGTAATACTGCACTAGGTCTTCTTAAGGACTCTCCTTATAGATTAGAAAATGCTATCCGATATTTGGAAGAGCATGGGAACAATTGTTAAGATATAGTCTGAACATACGGGAAACCGTATGCTGAATAGGATTCCACAGCATCCTATTTGGAGCATAGAGTAACGTCTATGTGAAACGTGAGGCATTGAAGAGTGCCTCGTTCGCTGTGATGGGTCGTACCCGCGCTAAGTATCTTGCTCCGGGTGACTCCCTTGATGACCAGCGTAAGAAGATGGAACACAATGAACGTGTCATTGCTATCGACGGTCTCCTTACGGCTGACTGCCTTATCACGGATATCGACGATGCGATGAACCACTACGACGTTCGAGTCGAGTATTCCCGCCAGCTTGGTGAAGCTCTCGCTATGAGCGCTGACTGCGCTATTATCAATGAGCTTGCCAATGAGGCCGCTAAGGACGCTAAGTTCAAGAATGGTAATATTCCGGACAATGGTGAAGATGCTGACAAGGTTCTCGGTACGGGTAAGGCCTTTGAGTTCGTTACGGGTCTTGCTGTCTCTCAGGAAGCTGATTATGGCAATAAGATCCTTGAGGGTCTCCTTGCGGCTCGTGCTCAGATGACGAAGAACTACGTCCCGCAGGGTGACCGCTATTGCCTTCTGACGCCTGAAGGCTACTCTGCTGTGATGAAGGCTCTCATGCCTGATGCCGCTAACTACCATGCTCTCTTTGACCCGAACACGGGCAAGCTCCAGACGATTTGCGGCTTTGAAGTCATTGAAGTTCCGCATCTTCTGAACGAGGGTGTTGATGGTAAGCACGCTCTTAATGCCAAGGTCAAGACTGCGGGTCTTCAGGGTATCGTGTTCCACCGCTCTGCTGTTGGTACGGTTAAGCTGAAGGATCTTGCTATGGAACGTGCTCGCCGTGCTGAGTATCAGGCTGACCAGATCATTGCGAAGTACGCGATGGGTCACGGTGGTCTTCGTCCTGAAGCCGTTGGTATCTTTGTTCAGGCTGCTCAGGTTTAATAGATGACCATTGAAGAAGTAAAGAAGGCTTACGAGACTACTTACTTCTGTCAGGTGCACAAGTGGGGGTATCAGCTTACCCCCGAGGAGGCTCAGAAACTGGGTCTCCTTAGTGCAACTGCAAAGCCTGTTAAGCCTCGAAGAACCGTCGAAAAGAATAACAACAAGGAAGAATAATGATTGTCACTCCTAGCACTGAACTTGATGCAGTAAATGAAATTTTGTCATCCGTAGGCTCTAGTCCTGTTAATTCTCTTGAGGATGATGCTAATGTGGATGTTCTGAATGCTGTAAGAATCCTTAAGGCTGTCAGTCAAGAGATCCAGTCTAGGGGTTACAGCTTTAACACTCTCACCAGTGTTACCTTGAAGCCTGACTCTTTTACTAACAAAGTTGCTTACGGTAGAGACTTCCTTAGGGCTGTCTCTACTAGCTATAAGTTCGTAAGTAGAGGAGGCTATTTTTATGATCTTGATTCAGGGGCTCTAGAGTTCCCTGAAGGCATTACTCTGGATGAACTTGTCAAGGAGCTCCCTTTTGAGGAGCTTCCTCAGGTCTTCAGAAAGTATATTACTGTTAGAGCCAGTAGAGTATTTCAGATGAGGTACCTTACCTCTGCTGATATTGATGCACATCTTCAATTGGAAGAGAGTGCGGCTTATGCAGATATTGTAGACTATGAACTGACGGATGGTAATTACAACATCCTCAATGATGACCAGTTCATTAGCCAGCAGACTCAGAGGAGCTAAACATGCCTCTAGTATCTCAAAGCATTCACTCATTTAAGGGTGGTGTCTCTCAACAACCTGACATCATCAGATTCCCTGATCAGGTAACTGAGCTTATCAACGGGTTCCCTAATGAAGTTGAGGGTCTCCAAAAGAGACCTCCGACTCTTGCAGTCAAGCGTTTGTCCGACCGTGTTGATGCTACAAAGAAGAAGTATCATGTAATTAATAGAGACGAACAGGAAAAGTACATTCTCCAGATGGGGTCTGGGGAATACCAGATTTTTGATCTTAATGGTGTGCCTAAGACTTGCAAGTTTGAAGATGACGAGTCCAAAAAGTACATCACCACTAGTGACCCTAGGGGCAAGCTAAAGGCAGTTACTGTTGCTGACTACACCTTTGTCTTGAACACTGAGAAGGAGGTAGACGCTGTAGAAGGCACATCCCCAGCGGGTAAAAAGGATACTGCTCTAGTGTACATCAAGAATGCCCAGTATGCTAAGACTTATGCCATTTATGTCGATGGCGAATATATGTGCGGCGTCATTACCCCTGATGGTGGTGAAGCTAAGCAAGCTGTTCAGACTACTACTGCCTTTATTGCAAGAGCATTGTATGCCCTTCTTAATACAGGTAAAAAACCTGACGGTGGTAACCCTGACGTAGGAGGTACCTATGATGACCTGTTGAATCAGGTTGGTGGTAGAGCGTCTATGGGTTACTCTAGGTCTAGTGCAAGCATGAGCTCCTATAACGTAGGTCTAGTTGGTGACTCTGTTATTACGATTCAGTCTAAGTCTGGTTGGGATCCTCCCAATGTCCTAGTTAAGGATGGCTTTGGTAACCAGAACGCTATTGCCTACATGGGTAAGGTTACGGCTGTTAATAAGCTCCCTCCGATTGCACCTGAGGATTACATCATGCAGGTGTCTGGGGAAAAGAATTCAGAAGATGATGACTTCTATGTAAAGTGGGATGACAAACATAAGGTGTGGAAGGAAACTGTTGCACCTAGGATTCCCACTAAGATTAACCCTAAGAATATGCCTCATGCTATTGTTAGGCAGGAGGATGGAAGTTTTCTTCTTAAGAAGCTCCCGTGGGTTGATAGAGGTGCAGGTAATGAAGACACTAATCCTGACCCTTCGTTTATTGGTAGGAAGATCAATGACATCTTCTTCTACCGTAATCGCCTAGGGGTAATATCGGATGAATCCATTATCCTTAGTGCAACCAATGACTTCTTTAATTTCTGGTTTAAGTCCTCTGCGGCTATTGCAGACACTGACCCTATTGATGTTTCTGTCTCCTCGAATAAGGTTGCCATCCTGACTCATGCTGTTCCCTTTGCTAGAGAGCTTATGTTGTTCTCCCGTGAAGGTCAGTTTGTCTTGTCTAGTGATGGCGTCATGACTCCTAAGAGTGTCAAGTGTGACCAAATCACTAACTTTGACTATGACACGAACGTCCAGCCTATCTCTATTGGCCCTTCGATCTTCTTTGTAAATGATCGAGTAAACTACTGCTCAATGATGCGCTACTACTCCTTGCAGGATGTAGCTGACCTCAAGGATGCTGAAGACGTAGCCGCACATGTGCCTACGTACATCCCTAAGGGCATCACAAGACTCTCTGGGAACACCACGGAGAACGTAGTTACGGCTATCTCTTCTACTACCCCTAATATCGTATACTGTTATAAATTTATTCTTGTTAACGCTACTAGTGAACAGCAGGCTTGGTTCAAGTGGGAATTTGCAAACAAGAATTCTGAGGTTCTCCTAGCGGAGTTTGTTGACTCAGAGATTTATCTTCTCATCAACTCTCCGAATGGTCTGTATCTAGAGAAAGCCTTGCTGACAGGTAATGCCGTTGACTTCTCTGATGAGCCCACTAGGCTCTTTATGGATCGTAAGAAAAAGTACACGATTCCTCAGTCAAACAAGTACAGTGACTATGAGGATTACACTGAGGTGTCTCTTAATGACATCTACGGTGCTATCCCGTCTACTAAGGATCATAAGTATTTCATTGTCACTAAAGACGGTTACGTTACTGAGGTTACTGACTGGGATTCCAATGGTGTCTTTAGACTCCAAGGGGACATGAGGGGTGTTGAGGTGTTTGTGGGCCTTACCTACAAATTCTGCGTGACTCTCTCTAAGCAGGCCATTAAGAGGAATACGGATACTGGGGGTGTTATCTCCGAGATTGAAGGTAGGCTACAGCTTAGGTACTTCTGGTTTAACTATAGTAACTCTGGTGTATTTGAATGCAAGGTTGATAACGACCTTAAGGAAAAGCACTTTAAGTATAGGTTTACTGGTAGGAACCTTGGTGAATCTCCGACTATCTTGGGGGCAAACAAGGTTTACACGGGTAAGTTTAAGTTCCCAATTCAAGACAATAATGATGAAGTAGTCATTACTGTCTGCTCCGACAATGTCCAACCTATTAACCTGATTTCAGGCGGTTGGGAAGGTCTTTACATTAGAAGGAATAGTAGCGTATGAAGTTGAAACCCTTAACTCCTGAGCAGAATAACATGCTTTGTGACATCGCAATTCATGCTATGGAGAGTTGTGTCTGTAATGAAGTTGAAATCCCCATTGAACACTTTGTTTATGAAGGGGTGTATTACAGAACCTGTTTTATCCCTAAGGATGTAGCTATTATTGGAGCTTTCATCCAGATCCCTACTACTGTAATTGTTAGTGGGGATTGCTATGTTACACTAGGGAATACTGTAGGGAGGCTTAAGGGTTACAACGTCATTCAGGCTGAGAGTGGTCGTAGGCAAGCCTTTAGGGCACTTGAAGACACGCACATTACGATGTGCTTTAGGACTGATAAGGTTGACCTAAGGGAATGTGAGAAAGAGTTTACTCCAGAGTGGATGCTATTAACAACTAATAGAAAGGAATTGATTAAAGAATGAGTGGTGTAGTTATCGGAGTAGGCGCAGCTGTTGGTGCAGTAGTTGGTGGTGGTAGTACATTGTACAGTGCTTCAAAGACTAATCGAAATCAGATTAAGGCTTTTAAGAAGCAGATGTATTACATGCAACTTAATTACAACTACAATCAAGCCGCTCTGAATAGACAAGAGCGATCCCTTTATGACTCTGCTGTAGGCAACCTTTTCAACATGTCGGTGAACGCTTTCCAAAACCAATCACAAGTTGAGGCGGCTCAGGCTGAATCGGGTGTGGAAGGGAGGACTCAAGATAAACTTGGGCAGGTTATTAGAGGTACGAATCTTAGACAGCAGACTGCTCTAAAGGAAGCCTATGAGGTTGATGTGTGGAACGTTAGGTCTCAAAAGGAGGCTCTCTACATTGAGACTAAGAACGCTGTAGAGCAAGCTAGGGATAACCTATCTAATAGCTTTATTAAGGGCTCTAAACTGTATGCACAGCTCTTCCAGGGTGTTACTACAGGTGCCGCTTTGGGTGCCGCTACTGCGGGCATTGGCAGTGCCGTTGGTGGTGCTCTTGGTGGGGCTATGTCCTCTACTGCTACAGGAGCCCTTGGTGGTGGAGCAGGGGCCGCAGGCGGTGCGGGAGCTGTTACTGCTGAAAGTTTCCTAGCCTCTTATGGCATTTCGGCAAGCACTGTGCCGACACTGGGGGCGTCTACCATGGCTTCCACTGGGGCCTCTACTGGATCGTTGGCGGCCCTTGGTGGTGCAGGCGCAGTTGCATCTACTGGTATGAGCGGTGCAACCTCTAGTGCGTCTATTGCATCCAATACTGGTGGTAGCATCCTTGGTAACGTAATGGCTAATTACCAACAGTATAAGCCCTATGTTGACTTCATTCAACAATGGTCTAATTATTATAATTCTAATGTACTACCTAGAGAACGAGGGGGTTACTTTTACTAATGGCTTATAAGAATAGTGCAGGGGCTTCCTCTGCTAAGCAAGAGTTTTATAATTGGAATTACTTTAGTCAGGGCATGACTAAACTAGGGGAAGCTAAGGGTGTTCAGGTTAACATTAAGGATCGCCTTAAGCCCCCTCAGGAAGAAGTTGATTGGTTGTCTACTGTTGCTGAAGGTTTTAAAAAGCTAGGTACTGTAGCAGACGCCTATAAGGAAAAGGCTTTTAAGCAAGCTGATGAGTATCTCCGTACTCACTCCCTTGAGGAGTACCAAGAGGATGTTAAGAACAACAACATTCCCTTCCAGTATGACCCTGTCTCTATGTCTAGACTTAAGTACCAACATGGTAAGTTGGCTTTTAGTCTTGCAGAACAGGATTTCCAAGATAGAGTAAACAGAAACGAGTTTAACGGAAAGTCCCCTGAAGAAGTCGACGCAGAGTATTTCAAGCATGTTCGTAAGGCCATGGAGGATGTTAGAGACTCCTTTGGGTACGACATTAATGAAGACTCTTGGTTCTCTAAGGGTTTCTATGCAGATAGTCCTGAAAGTAGACAGAAGATTCTATTGCAGAACATCCAGTCTAATAACAAGTGGTCTGTGGAACAGGCTAAACTTGTTGATTTGGCTGATGTTAGAGGCGCTGTTAACGACCTATCTAAGAATGCGGCCTATGTTGTGGGAACTATTCTCGATGTCTTTGATGGTGAAAAGAACCCCAAACTAGCCCACTATTCCCCTGCAGATAAAGCAACTATGGTCTCTGGACTTCTTGAGGACATTGCAGGTAGAGAGGATGGTGTCTATATCCTACAGCAGTTGGAGAACTGGAAGCCTTACTTTCTTGATGGTAAGAGCTCTGTAAGGGATATGGTAGGTGCTGTTGCTTGGGACAAAGCTCTCAAAACTGCGAGCAATGCCGCATGGAAGGCTGATGCTGAACGTTGGACTTCTCAGGCTCTCAAGGTTGACAATTGGGTAGCTAATGGTGATACAGGTTCTATCGAGCAGGAGCTTGCTCTTGCAAAGGACAGGGCAGGCGGTGTTGTAAGCGCTGAAGTAGAGTACCTTACTAGATCACTACAAAGTGCTAGAGATCAACAGAGAGCCTTGATTGCTAAGAACACGGCTAATTCAATTGATGCTCTTAAGGAAGAAGGTAGAACACTCAATGCTAATTACTACAATGAGTCCTTGCTTAGGGGCCTTCCGACTAATCCTGAGAATGTCGTAGGGACTACTAAAGAGCATATTGACAGAGAGTTCCTTTTTGCTGTTCAGGACGGTAGGATTACTGAGAACGACATTTTAGAGATGGCCTGTAATCCAACTGGTGGTTATAACCCTGCATCTAGCTATCTAAGTAAGGCAGGAAACAATGTGGTTAGAGCTATTAAGGCAGATATTCTAGCTCTTGAAAACTCTAATGCCGCTAGTATTGAAAAGCCCCCTTACCTTGACAAGATGTATAGCTTTTATGTAGCTAACCCTAAGAAGTTTGCTACGGCCTTTGGTGGTATGGGTTCCTATGACATGGATATCCTTCTTGCAGTGATGAACGCCAATCAACTAGGGATGACCTATAATCAATGTGTTAGTGCTCTTAAGCAACAGAAGAAGATGGGTGAAACTAGAGAAGGCCGACAGGAGCAACAGAGGATCTACGACAATCTAGCCAAGGATGCTAAGGGAGATTTGTACTCTCAGGGATACATGGTTAATAGGACTTATGCTTACATGAATATTGGCATGTCCAGAAAGGATGCTATGGATAGAGCAAGAGAGGATCTTGACAAAGAAACAATTTCAATTGATGACTCTAGGATCCCTGCAAAGCTCTTTATGATTAAAGGTGTTAGGCCTGAGGCGACTAGGGATTGGTTTGAGGAAGAAGTAACCAGTAAAATCAAAACCCTTAAGAAGGACGCAAAAGAAGGTGTCATTAAAGGGTACAATCCTATGACGGATTCTTTTGAAGTTGTTGACGCAGACACTAGGTCTCTACTGGCTAGATGGGATAGAAAGAGTATTCATGAGGGCTTTATGAAGTATATTGATGAACAATCTAGAACTAAGTCTGAGCCTCTTGGTGTTGTTGATAAGCTAGTCAGAAAGACTGTCCATAACGTCAAGGGTTATACAGAATACCTTAATAAGGAGGACTAATGCCTATCTTTCCCGATGCTTCTCCAGAAGATCTTGGGTGGAAAACCATTAACCCCGGTCTTTATTTTACAGATAAGTTTGTCGTCGCTAGAGGTCTCACAGGTTCTGAAGAAAAGGAATACGAAGAAGCACATAAGAAGCCAAAGCCTGAAGTTGGTTTTGTAGGCGGCCTTACTAATGAGTGGGGAGCTGTAGAGATCAGAAAGGCTTACGGGTATGAGGAAGGTCTTGCTCAAAATACTTATGTCCCAACAGATGAAGAACGTTGGGATGCTCTTAAGCAACTAGGTTATAATCTAGATAGATATAGAGCAGTCCTCAAGGGAGCTTCCTCCAGTGAGGACTTTAAGAGTAACCTTGAAGTAATTAAAAGCGTACAGGAGTATAGAGATGCTCAGGGACAAGCAGGTCTTTGGAACAATCTTGTATCTGGTACTGGTGCTATGTTTGGTGATCCTCTTACCGCATTGCCTGTTTTTGGCTCTAGTAGCGCTATTGGTAGGATTGGATACGGCGCCGTAATGGGTGTTGCATCTGGACAGCTTAATAACTATTCCTCTGGTGATGATAATGATGCTCTTATGGATATGGCCACAGGTATGGCCTTTGGTGCATCCATTGAGGGTATCGCTAGAGCAACTAAGTTTAAGGATGATGCTACTAAGCTAGGGGATGCCTCTAGACGTGCCCGAATGTATGCAGAAAAGATCTCCTCGGGTGTTAATGACGTCTTTAAAGAAACTAAAGCATCTAAGGTATTCAATAGCGCTCTTAAGAGCCTTGAGGAGAAACTCCCTACAATTACCGTTCAAGGTGCCATTGATAAAGTAAAAACTGATGGTAGTGCTGGCAAAGCTGTAAGAAAGATTTGGGACTCTCTAGGTAAGACTGAGAGAGGCGATAGGACTACTTTCAAACAGTTCAATAATGCTGAGACTACTCGCACCGCTGAGGAAGCTAGAGACTTCTATAGAAAGAATGGTGAGCGAGATGTAGACATCGTAGCAGACGACATCCTCAAACTCCTTGATTCGACCAGAATGGATCGTGACGATCTTGATGAAATGATTCGTAGACGAAGAGACGGTTATACAACCGATCTTGACGGTAATGAATTGTTTGAAGAGATCGTTGAGCGAATGGGTGCATTCTACGGTAAGTGGGGTGACATGGCTCAATCTAGGGGTATGATTGGTGAGACGGATGCTATGAGGAAACTTAAGGCAACTGGTGACATCGAATATGGTAAGCCCCTTGCTAGATCCGCTGTGTCTAATGACAAGTTCGAAAGCCACTGGCTTAGCAAGAACAAGGTGTCTGACTTCCTCAACACCTTTACAGGCTCCTATGAGGAGAAAGTAAAGAAAGCACGGGCACGTGTCTACAAGCTCCTCCTTAGAACTCTTGAGGACCCTGAATACACCAAGCTACTTAGGGCTAGATATGAAGAAGAACTGGAGGCTAAGGATACTCCTGCTAAGGACACTAAGGTTAAGGTGTCCACCGATCAGGAGGATTTTACTGCTTGGGTTAAAAAGAAGGCTTGGGAGGACTCATTAGGTTATGTGGATCAGGCTGAGGCAATCAAAAAGGGTCTTATGGACGGCCCTAAGGGTGAAGGCATGCCTCACAACTACCAGCACGAACGAACCCCTTGGAAGTTCACTATTAAGGATAATGACGGGTTCTCTGTTAGTAGACTCCAGACAAACATCGTAGAAACGATGAACGGGTACAACATGCGTATCTCTGGTGACATGGGTCTCAATGATGCCTTTGGTGTTAAGAGCTTCAAGGAGTTCTCTGACCTCATGGATAAGCAACTAGGGGAGTACCTTAAGGAGACTTCTGTTGACGAGAGAGATCTTCAGGCCAAGGCCTTTAGGGCTTACCTTTCGGACTACTATGGTAGGTCAGGCATGGACAATGAAGATTCTTCTTCTTTGGGTAATGCAGTTGCGGATGCTCTTAGGAACTTTACATTCTTCACTCACAATGCCTTTATGGGTGTCCTAAATCACTTTGAGACTACTGAAGGTATTAAAGAGTTTGGTGCTTCATTCTTCTTTAAGTCCATTCCGGGTATGCCTGACAAGATCAAGGATTGGTCTAAGGGTGGAATGACTAAGCAGGAAAGGGATGAGTTCCGAGACATGGCCTTCGGTAAGGAGGTTAGAGTAAGAGGAGCTTGGAATGAGATCTACGATAGAAACCTAGATAAGTTTGGTGGTGATAAGTATAAGGCTAGATTGGTTGCAGGCACTCAGTGGCTGGCTACTAACTCTCCTTTTACTAAGTATCTCAATAAGTCCCAAGAAACCATTGTGTCTACAGCTCAAGACATCTTTATTGGGCAGTTTACTAGACACGCTCATGGTATGAAGGGGAAGGTTGCATTCTTAGATAGTAAGACCCTCAATAGGCTCAATATCAATCCCAAGGACTTTGTTGATTTCACTAAGGCTTTCAAGGAGGCTACTGAGGTCGACAAATTTGGCAGGATCAGAGTAAAGCCTGATGTGTACGACTCTCTCATTGCAAACGATGTAAAGAGCATGACCATCATGCGTAGACTAGGGGACTATGTTGCCTCTGAGGTTATCCAGAGACAGAGTCTCACTGATGCCTATATGTGGAGGGGTTCTAAGAACTCACCTGCGCTAGGGTTGCTTACTCAGTTCAAGAGTTTTGCTATTAGGTCTTATAACAAGAGACTCGCTAAGAGTGCCCTTAGGTTTGAAGAGGGGGATGCCGCAGGCCAAGCTATGACTTGGCTTATATCGGGTGCACTTGGTACTTTGTCCACTCTTGGTCAGACCTTTGCTACTGCTTCGGGTATGAATGATGAACAGAGAGAGAATTACTTTGAACGAGTGTTCGGTGTCTCCGACTTGAGTGATTCAGATTGGACTACTATCTTGAATGTTGGCATTAACGGTATGAGTAGGTCTAGTATTCTAGCTATGCCTTCAATGCTTGCTTCTCTTGCAGGGTATAACACTGGCATTAAGTCCACAGCTGATCAAGGTTATATCCTAGATGAAGAGGCTGACCACTTGAATTTCAATAGCTTGCTTGCAAAAATCCCTGCTGCTCAAACTATTTTCGGCCTCTATAATCTTCAGGCGGACACTAGAAACCTGTTTAATGCAGGGGTCCTAAATGAAGATGACTATACAGAAGGTGATAGAGAGAGATATGCAAAGTCTTTCGGCAGAAGTTTGAAAGCTGTAACTCCGAATGCACCCTTTATTCAGCAATCTTTGATTAACTACATTACAGATCAAGAAGATAATTAACTAAATGGCTTCTACTATTGCTAATTATCAGGGCAATGGGTCTACTACAGACTTCAATGTGCCCTTTGATTATCTAGCAAAGAAGTTTGTGAAAGTCGCCGTAGACTCCCGAGAGAAACTTGGGGGTGACTACGGTGACACCACTAAAGACTACTTCTTTGTAGATAAGACTACCATTAGATTCAATACAGCTCCCGCTAGTGGTACTGAAATCATTATTCGCAGATATACGTCTGCTACTGACCGTATTGTGTCCTTTAAGGACGCTTCGGTACTCAAGGCTAAAGACCTTGATGTATCTACTATTCAGACTATTCATATTGCTGAAGAAGGTAGAGACATCATCAATGATGCACTCATTGTAGACAAGGAAGGCAATTGGGATGCTAAGGGTAAGCGTATTGTCAACGTTGGGGATCCTATTGATGACAACGACGCAATCACCCTTAAGTTCTACAAAGAGGATGCTAAGGGTGCCTATCAGGCTAAGCTAGATGCTGAGGCCGCTAGGGATGCCGCTAAGGTCTCTGAGACGAACTCTAAGGCTTCTGAAGTTAATGCTAAGGAGTCTGAAGTCATCGCTAAGGCTTCTGCGGGTACTGCAGTATCTGCGGCTAAGCATGCTGATGTCGTCATGACAGAGAACCAAGCAATCCTCGAAGAGGCTCGACAGATTCAAACTAATGTTGAGACCTCTGAGAGCAATGCCTATGAGAATGCTGTAATTGCTACTCAGAAGGCTGATGAAGCTAAGGTGTCTGAGAGGAACGCTAAGGAGTCTGAAGCCAACGCTATGGCGTCTGAGGTTAGTGCTTCTGATAGTGCTTCTTTGGCTAAGGATTGGGCTACCAAGACTACTGGTACTGTCGATGGCTCTGAATACTCTGCAAAGCACTATGCTAATAAGGCTAAGGATAATGCTGATGCAAGTAATGCTACTCTTGCAGAAGTCAAGACTGAAGGCGCCAAGCAGATAAAATCAATTACTGATACCGCAACCACTGAAATTAGTAAAATCACTAGTGAAGGGGGAAAGCAGGTCGGTCTTGTCACTGCTGAAGGTACTAAGCAGGTTACTAGAGTTACGACTACAGGTAACCAGCAGGTATCTGCAGTTACTGCTGAGGGTACTAAACAGGTTAACCTAGCGAAGGCTCAGGTTGCCTTGGCTGTCCAAGAGGTCACTAAGGCTAAGGAGCAGGTTAGTCTAGCAACTCAACAGGCTACTCTAGCTACTACTAAGGCTTCTGAGGCTGAAGATAGTGCTACTAGTGCTTCCCAGTCTGCTACTGCGGCTGGTGCCAGTGCTAAGAATGCTAGTGCTTCTGCAGGTACTGCTACGACTCAGGCTACTAATGCGAGTAACAGTGCTAAGGCGGCTAAACTCTCTGAGGACAATGCGGCTCTCTCTAAGACTGCGGCGAGTACCTCTGAGACGAACGCTAAGGCTTCTGAGGTTGAAGCTAAGAGACAAGCTGATCTCGCTAAGGGCTACGCTGAAGATGCGGCTTCTGGACAGCTAAATGCTGACTGGGCAGTTACTGATTCTAAGTCTAAGGCGTTCATCAAGAACAAGCCTACGCTTGGCGCCCTTGCATCTAAGGATAGTATTGCATACAGTGAGATCACTGGTACTCCTCCTGAACAAGATCTTAGTGGCCTTGCTACTAAGGAGGAACTTCAGACTGGTCTTGCAGGTAAGGCCCCTAAGAGCCATGTGCATACTGAAGGCGACATTAGTGGTCTTACTGCTAAGCTGAATGCTAAGGCTAATGCTACGGATCTCAGTAATCTTGAATCAGAGATTACTAGGGATCTTCAGGCTGTAAACACTGCTCTAGCAGGAAAGGCTCCATCTAGTCATACGCACACAAGTGCCCAGATTACTGACCTTAGGAATACGCTTGCACCGTATGCTAAGACAACTGACGTTAACACTGGTCTAGCAGGCAAAGCTAACAAGGCCCACACGCATACGGTGTCTCAGATTACTGACATGCCTAAGGTCGTCCTTAGTGTGAACGATATTACACCCGATGACTCTGGTAATGTAAAGGTCGGTGCCCTCCCGCTCGGTCATCTATTCGCGTGGCCGTTCCAGACTCCGCCTGATGGTGCGATCCAGTGCAACGGTGCGACCTACAACCGTGCTCTTTACAAGGACTTCTTCGCCTATGCGACCTCAAAGGGTTGGGTGAAGACTGAAGCTGAATGGCAGAGTATTGCCACCTCTAATGGTGGTTTTTGTCCATATTACTCACAAGGTAACGGATCGACGACGTTCAGAACGCCGAAGTTCGCTCCTTTCATGCAGATAGCTATTGCGAGTGGGAATGTTGGGAAGTATCTTAAAGCAGGGCTTCCGAACATAACGGGTAGGGTTTACGACAAATCTGGGAGTAATTCACCCGAGTGGACTGTTAACCCAGAACAAACAGAAGCCACGGGTGCTTTTAGGATTGGAAGCGAGGGAGGATACACCAGTAGCGGCACTTCAAAAGCCGGGGTGTTTGCAAAGGATTTTAACTTTGATGCTTCGCGTTCCAATGCAATCTATGGTCGCTCAACTACCGTCCAGCCTGAATCTCACGGGTGGATGATTTGTGTTGTCGTTGCGGGACAGGCGACGAACCTTGGTTCTGTGGACGTGTCTAACGTTATGAGTGCCGTTGCACAGGTACAGGCAGACGTTGGTGCGATCCCAAGTCCGAAAGTTTATGTTACTCAAACGTGGAGGAGTGGGGCACAGTGGTACCGTAGATGGAGTGATGGTCGGCTAGAACAGGGTGGGAGACTTAAATTGGAAGTTTGGACTGGCGGTAGTGATCCAAATAGAACTTTCTCATTACCAACTGCCTTTTCTAATGCCACTTACACTCCTGTTGTTACAGGTGAGGGTGGATACGGTTGGACTACCCTTAAAGTTGTTAGCCAGACAACTAGCTCCGTCACTGTTACAGGCACTGGGGCATCAACTGATGACCGTGTATCTTATGTACATTTCTATTGTTCTGGGTATTAAAGGTGTGAAGAAATGGATTTTTCTATAGGAAAAGTTTTCGAGGGCGAATACCCTCCTGAAGCCGCCGTATGGTGCAACACCAGAGGCGACTGCAGTATTCAACAGGTTGACGGTAAGTATCAGATCGTAGAGAACCCTCCAGTTTCCCTTGGGATTCTTGCAGAGAACGTAAGATCAGAGAGAGACAGAAGGCTCGCTGAGACTGATTATTACATGATGCCTGACTATCCTTCAGACCCCAATAATATTGAGGAGATGAAGGTTTACAGACAGGCTCTTAGAGACATCCCTAAGCAGGAGGGTTTTCCCTCTAAGTTCACTTGGCCTGATGTCCCTAAGTTCCTCTGTGAGGATAATTTAGACAACCTTGGTCTTGCTAAGGTTGGTCTTTAAGTAACACTAAGGTATTCTTTCGGTAACTATGAGTACCTTAGTTTTCTTTATCTAAGTTACTAATCTAACTCTAGGTATATCCTAGAAAGGAAAATAATCATGGCTGAATTTGCTTCTAAGGGTGTTGCTGGCACGGGTCTTGATCTCGGTATTGCGGGCACGGCTCTGAGCCTTCTCAACAACGGCAACGGCGGTGTTCTTGGCGGTCTCCTTGGTGGTGGTAATCAGAATATGGTGTCTGCTCTTCAGGCAGAGAACAGTCAGCTGAAGGCTGAGAACTACTCTGATAAGAACGCTAAGGAAGTCTATATGCAGTCTCTTACGGATAACCGTAGGCTCCGTGATGAAACCTTTGCTTACCTTAAGCCTCTGTCTGATGAAGCGGCTAACAACCGTGTTGAGCTTGCTAAGCTTCAGGCGGAGCTTAAGTGCTGTTGCGAAAAGCAGGAACTTCGCGAACAGATTGTTCTTGGTAAGGTTAATGAGCTTGCTCTTACGACTCAGGCTAAGTTTGGTTGCCTTGATGGCACCATTGCTGGCATGATGGGCACCCTCAACAACATCACCAAGACCATTGTCCCGATGTCCGCTATTTGCCCTGCACCTATGCCCCAGTATAACTCTTGGGTTGCTCCTACGACCACGACTACGCCTGCGGCATAAGGTAGTAGCTTATGAAGATCAGTTTGAGTAAGCTCTCTCAGGTTCTCCCTGAGTTCGTAGATACTCGACTGATGCCCAGTGCCCCCTCCACGATGAAATGGATTCTTGGAGGGGGTACGTTCCTTGTCCTGCATCAGGCAGATACCCTCATCGGTAAGTATCTGCCTATGCTCAAACAGGTGGGTATCGTCGATGAGAACAACAAGGTAGACATCGAAGTTGCTTCAGGATTCATTAACAGTGCATTCGATAAGAGTGGAACTGTGGAATACTTAGGGTTTAAGTTCGATAAGTCTGATGGTGAGGCTTTAATTAATATTATGGAGAAATACAAAGATGATTGATGAAAAGTGGGAAGAAGAAGTGATGGCTATGTCTAAGCATAAGCTTCTTGAGGCTGTAGAAAAGCTGAATAAGGAAGCTTATCACAGTGCAGAAGACATTAGAAAGTATAAGGATGCCTATAAGGCTCTTTATTATCTCCTCAGTATTGAAAAGGCTAACAAGTAATGACCTTTAGAAATGACCATATCTTTACTACTGGAACACAGAACCCTTGTGTGATGGACTCTGATATTCCAGATATTGAAGGCTCACCTACGGAGAACCTTGAAGACTCTTGGATTCCTAAGGAGTTCACTTCCGCTACTGTTACTGGCACTGGGTTTACTGATGGACACGGTAAGATTACTTTTATTCCCGTACAGGTAGTAGCTGATAAAGCCATTTCTATTGATGCTATGGCTTCCTACGAGGTCACCTTTAGTGGCTCCGTAGGAGGCTTCGGTCAGACGGATCATGTGGTCTCCCTTAGTGGTCTCTGTGGGGACGATCAGTATGTTTTCCTTAAGTCTGTTAATGTTATTTGCGGGGTAGACAATGAGGGAAATGGTGTTATGGCTTGTCTTGTTCCGGATGATACGGGAAAGATTAAGAGCAATGAATTGAAGTTTAGAACCATCAATATGGATGATTCGTCTGCTACTAAGACACGCTCCTTTAAGGTATATATCAATGTGACTGCTGAGATCTCCAATACTAATTTTGGTCTTGGCAAACTGTTCCCTACTACTAAGTAATTATGAATATTCAAGTTTATTGGGATGGTAATGTAGGTTCCTGTGAGTATGAAGCTAGAAAGGGCTTCTACACGACAAAGCCTGTGATCCCTACAGTTACCTTCGATACCCTCGTGTACAGCGAGGATGACAATGTTGCAACTAAGCTGATGGGGAATACTCCCTCACAGCTCACTCCTCAGGAGATCGTAGCAGTAAAGCAGTTTGCTAATGCTAATTCTTCGGATGTGCCTTCTGCAGACACTGTCACCGTTGACAAGCATAACAATGATCCTGCGGCTCACCATGACATTAGAGTGAGTCTTAGTACCCTAAATGAGTATGCTCATCAGGTTGCATCCGTGTGGTCTACTGAGGTTGATCTTGTAGACCTCAATAAGGCATCCTTTGATCTACCTTGGGAGTACATTGTTCAGGACATTAACAACTGCTCTGACAGTGCCAATAGCTTCAATTGGGTGTCTCCTGCCAATGAGGCGTATGACGTTACCGTTAGAGTTGGTTTCTCTGGGCTTCCTGAGGGTACCAATGTTACCCTTACGCTTAAGAAGAATGGTACTGAGGTTATTGCTACGCAAGCCTTTACCAATGTGAGTAACGTCATCACCCTTCAGAAGGACGGCGTTGTTCTTGCAGAACGAGACAAGATGTCTTGTACTATTACCTTTGGTAGTGTCCCTGCCTCTGGTATTATTACCCCTGCTAGATCCTATTTCAGAGTTGATAATCACGGCTCTGTTCTTGCAAAGAGGTCTGCAGATTTTATGTTTAACACTATTGCCAATATGGTCTTCTATGAGGGTGTTGAGGCTAGACTACAGCTTGATGAAGCTAGTAAGCCTGCCATTGTAGTCGACACTTGGAAGAATAAGTAAGAGGATTAAATGGAACTGGAAGTAATTAAGAAAGACGGTACCCACGAAGGCTGGGATTGGGATAAGATTGAAGTAGCTATTCATAAGGCCGCACAGAGGGCTAACGCTACGTACTCTGGGTATGACATTGGTAAGATTAGGGGCTATATCGAGAGCCTTGTCTACAGCAACTATAACGAGGTGCCTACTGATAAGATTCACTCTATTGTCATTGAGGCCCTTTGTAAGTACGTACCGAAGATCGGAGAGTCTTATAAGGAGTTCAGAGACTACAAGAACACCTACGCTAAGGCTTTCGAAGCTGTTAAGAATGAGGCAGACACTGTCCTCCTTTTGGGAGACAAGGAAAACGCTAATTTCGATAGTTCCCTTGTGTCTACCAAAGGCTCCCTCATTAAGGGCTATCTTACTAAGCAACTGTACAAGCAGTTCTACCTTACTAAGGAAGAGAAAGAGGCTACTAAGGTCGGTAAGTATTACATCCATGACCTTCGAGATATGATCTTTGGTTCCATCAACTGTTGCCTCTTTGACATGGCTACTGTTCTTAAGGGCGGCTTTAGTATGTCCAACGTCACCTATACGGAACCTACGAGTGTCCTTAGTGCCCTTCAGGTGATCGGTGACATCACCCTTGTAGCTACTGCACAGCAGTTTGGTGGGTTCACTATCCCTCAGATTGACAAGACGCTCCTCCCGTATGCTAAGAAAACGTATGACCATGCGTTTAAGAAATACTTTGACCAGTGCAATATGGAGTTCGATGAAGCATGTGCAATGGCTATGCAAGAACTCAAGCGTGAACTTGTGCAGGGATTCCAGTCTCTTGAATTGAAGCTCAATACTGTTCCGTGTTCTAGAGGTGACTTCGCGTTCACTACGCTTACCTTTGGTGAGTGGAGCAACGATCTCCGTGCGTATGACAAGGCGTTTCTTGAGATGATTTGTGAGACTATCCTTGATACCCGCATGAAGGGACATGGGGGTAAACAGGTTGTGTTCCCTAAGCTCGTGTATCTCTATGATTGGGAACAACATGGCAGTGATGAGCACGCTTATGTGTTCGATAAGGCTGTTGAATGCTCCAGCAAGTGCATGTACCCTGATTTTCTAGCTATTAACGCTCCTAATGGTACTGTGTCTGAAACCTACAGGGCGTCTAATAAGCAGTGTGTTATCCATCCGATGGGATGCAGGGCGTATCTCACGCCTTGGAAGGATCCTGAGACTAACGAGTATGTGTCTGTTGGTCGATGCAACATTGGTGCCGTGTCTCTCAACCTTCCGTTGATCTATAAGGCATCTAAGGGTGACTTCTGGAATGAACTTATGGTGAACCTTGAACAGGTTCGAGGGTTCCTTAAGCGTCGCTATGAGATGCTAAAGCATGTCAAGGCTAGTACGAATCCTATGGCATTCTGTCAGGGAGGTTTCTATAAGGGCTTCCTTAATCCTGAAGATGAAGTTGGCGAACTTACTAAGTACATGACTGCATCTTTTGGTATCTCTGCCTTGAATGAGTTTGCTATTCTCTTTACTGGCGGTAAGGATCTTCAGACTCCTGAGGGACAGAAGGCGGCTAAGGATGTAGTTAAGTTCATCTACGATGTAGTGCAGGAGTTTAAGAAGGAAGACGGCTATCTCTATGCTCTCTATGGTACCCCTGCAGAGTCCCTTTGTGGCACTCAGATGACTCAGTACCATGAGTATTGTGCAAAGAATAACCTTAAGGATGAATTTGAGGGTAAGGAATACTTCACCAATTCCTTCCATATCCATGTGTCTGCCGACATTACTCCCTTTGAAAAGCAGGATCTTGAGTTTGAGCTTTTCCATCTTATTGAGGGAGGCCACATCCAGTATGTCCGTATTGACAACCCTGAGAATAAGCTGGCTCTCACGAGCACGATCCTTCGAGGTATGGCTCATGGGTTCTATCAGGGTGTGAACTTTGATGCGGCTTACTGTGAGGATTGTCATCAGCATAGCTTTAATGTTGGCAATAAGTGCCCCTATTGTGGCTCTAGTAACCTGTCTGTCATCTCCCGTGTCTGTGGTTATTTGGGTTACTCTAACATCAACGGTAACTCCCGAATGAACGACGCAAAGATGGCAGAGATCAAAGATAGAAAGAGTATGTGATGTACTACCTTTACAAAAGCATATTCTATTTACTTACATGGGTTGGGTATATCATCATGATTCCCGCAGTACCCCTAGGTTACATCAGTAACTTCTTATGTGACTTGGGTAGTAAGGTAAGAAAGTATGCTATTCTGAGATACCCAGCAAAGTACCAGAACGATGCTAAGATGGCAGAGATTAACAAACGAAAGAGTATGTAAAAAGAGGATAAAGAATAAAATGAAGAATACTATGGAAGCTCAACCCAAAGAGCTTATCGGAAATCTCCAGAAGGAACTTGATATTTGGCTCAAGAGAACTAACCAGACTGCTCCTTATACTAGGCGTCTGAAACAGTTGTATCAGGCGTGCATCATTGAGGAGTTCAACGAATTTATCCAAGAGAATGCCGACACTCCTAACGACATGAAGGAGTTGTGCGATCTTATCTGGGTATGCGTGCAGTATGCCAATGTTTGTGGATACGACCTTGAAAAGGGTATGAACGAACTGGTGTCTGAATACTCCAGTAAGTTCTATGACAGTGAGGGTAACTATAATCCTCAGTTCAGAGAAGACGGTAAGCTCCTAAAGGGCACTGGGTTCAAGAAAGCTAACTTTGAGCAGTTCTTTGACGAATGAACCCCCTTGATGAGGAATCTGGTAACCTAGCAGAGAACATAGCACAGGTAGCTCCTTCGTTGGCAGTATCCAGTGCTGTGATTCTCGGGTTACCCCTTAGTGATTGGGTGTACGTCATCACAATTATCTACACTTTTGTTGGTATCTGCACAATGATTAAAAAGCATTGGGTAGAACCTTGGTTAGAAAAGAGAAGAAAGGAAAAGAACAATGGACTATAAAGGACTTGAGAGCCTCCTAGGGAACATCCATGAGGAGATGCTCCAGAACATGCTTAATGACCTTAGGAACCCCGATAAGAGGTCTCCACAGCTCTACAATGCAATCATTAAGGAGCTTGAACGTAATGGTATTGACTGTGTCCCTAAGGCTGGGGACGGTGAGGAGAATGCACTCAGTAAGCTCCTGAAGGCTACTAGGGAGAACTTCGAGAATTCCTACAGAGGAGACATGAGTGTTAACTGAGAAAGAAGCTAAAGCTCTACTCCCTTACTATGAGAACTTCCCTCTCTTTACCTCTTTGGTTTGGAAATCTATCGGGTTGCCTTCTCCTACCACTTTGCAGGTAGACATCGCAAAGCTACTCCAGAACCCTCCTAGTGACCGTATGATCCTTATGGGTTTCCGTGGTGTAGCCAAGTCATTCATTACGTGTGCATACGTTGTCTGGAGTCTCTGGAGAGATCCTCAGACTAAGATCATGGTGGTGTCTGCCAATAAAGAACGAGCAGACGCTAATGCTACGTTTATTAAGAAGATCATTAATGAACTGCCCTTCTTGAACCACTTAAAGGCTAGAGAAGGACAGAGAGATACTCAGAACCTCTTCGACGTCGGCCCTGCCAAGCCAGACCATTCACCTTCGGTTAAGTCTGTGGGTATTAAGGGTCAGCTAACGGGTTCCCGTGCAGACATCATCGTCGCAGACGACGTTGAGGTGCCGAGTAACTCCTTCACTCAGGTTCTTAGAGATCAGCTATTCGAGCTCGTGAAGGAGTTCGACGCTGTCCTAAAGCCTGGTGAAGGAAAGAAGATCCTGTATCTGGGAACCCCTCAGAACGAGATGAGCCTCTATAACGAGCTACAGGAGCGCGGATACACGGCTGTAATCTATCCCGCTAGGTACCCATATGATGACTCTCATAGAGCCTCCTATGGCGATAGATTAGCCTCTATCATTGCTGACAAGTACGACAAGGATCCTAAGCATTGGGCAGGTAAACCTACAGACCCCCTTAGGTTCTCTGAAGAGGATCTACAGAAGCGTGAACTATCTTATCGTAAGGCAGGCTTCGCTCTGCAGTTCATGCTCGATACGACCCTCTCAGACGCTGATAAATACCCTCTACGGCTTCGTGACCTGTTGGTTGGTATGTTCCCCTTAGACGAGGCTCCAATGAAGCTCACGTGGCTTCCTGAGCCTTCTAAGAGGGTTCCAGTTGACGAGTGTCCTACGATGGGCCTTAAGGGAGACTCTTACTTCTACTACCACGCCTCATCCAGTGAGGTAGTTCCCTATGCCCATAAGATCCTATGTATTGACCCATCGGGCCGTGGTAAAGACGAAACAGGCTATGCCGTTCTCTACTACCTAAACGGGTATATCTACGTCATGGAAGTAGGGGGTCTATTGGGAGGTTATTCTGATGTAGTCCTCAATAAACTAGCTAAGGTAGCTAAGAAGTACAAAGTCAATGAAGTAGTCATTGAAGGAAACTTCGGTGACGGGATGTACATCAAGCTATTTGAACCCGTACTTAAAAAGACCTATAGTAACTGTGGGGTTACTGAAGTTAAGTCTACGGGACAAAAAGAACTCCGAATCATCGACACTCTTGAACCTGTAATCTCTAACCATAAAATGTGTGTAACTCCTGAGTGCATCAGGAATGACTACTCTACTGTACCTGAATCTGACTACAAATATGCTTGTTTCTACCAGCTCACTCGTATCACTGTTGATAGGGGTGCCCTTATTCATGATGACCGTCTCGATGCTCTGGCAATCGGAGTTAAATACCTTGTGGACTTCATGGGCGTAGATGCTGATGAAGGTATTAAAGAACTAACCGAAGAATGGCTAGAGGAGTCTATGGAGTCCTTGTATGGATTCTACACATCAAATATCGGGGGTGTGATGGTTACTGAAGATAAACACAGCCCTAAGGACACCTCTAAGGGTGTAGACAGATATAAGGATACAGGCTACACGTTCAATAATTGATTCCTGAAATATGCTTTATTAGTATTGAACACTTGTTCAGTAAATAATAAAGACAATGTAATATAGAAAACAGGCTATTTCAGAATATAATCCATACTCCTAGGGGGGCTAGGAAAGACATATATAGATATACATACAGGTCTTTTCTAGTCAACCTTTTTTGTTAGAATTAAAAGTATCAAAAGCAAAAGGTATCAGTGGTGATGGAATCTTAAGAAAGTCCTTAGGATACCTATAGACCCTTTTGGGGATCTATAGACCCTTATGGGAGTCCATAGACCCTTATGGGGATCCTTAGGTGCCTATAGACCCTTATGGGAATGACCTCAATGAACAATACCAATAACACCAAAAATAAAGTATTCATCACCATCAAAATCATCATTATCATCATCCTCTTTATAATGTCTTTGATTAATGGGGATGTGTCTACTGTTGATGCTCTTCTACGTACTCTTGTGACTAGCTTGTAATTACTTCCAGTTCCCCCTTAGGTTCCCTCACTGCTAGATGTGTCTAGCTACGGGTTCCTGAGGGGTTTTATTTAAAAGTTATCCACAGGTTATCCACAGAGTTATTCACAGAGTTATCCACAGGTAACTAAGGGGGATCATAAAAATTGACAAAATTTGTGAACCCATACTTAACGAGTTCACGTGCGTGGGTGCCCCCGTGGGGGTGCCTGTGGGTGCCCTAAGGTGCCCGCTGTGTCCTTTGGGGTCTTGGATTATACCACAGATTCAAAAGGCTGTCAAGTGGGAGTTGTACCTATTGACATCCTCAGGGTTCTTGTGGTATACTGAAGAGTTTATCAGTGTTTTTTGAGTTATCCACAGGTTGTCCACAGGTTGTCCACAGG